AAAAAGGGAAGAGGTAAAAATTTACCAGCCAATAGAAATTTAATTGCAGGTCCTTACAATAGGTCTGGTGGTTTTAAAGAAATGGCTGAAAAATATATTGAGTCTAATCCTAATCCTGACGATCCTAAAGTAAAAAACATTTTAAAGACAGCAGAAGATATACAAGTAACTTTACAACCAAATGTAGATGATGGTATTTTTTCAACTAAATCTTTAGGTTTTAAACAAATTGCAGATCCAGTTGAAAAATTTCAAGAAGTTAGTTTAAAGTGGAACAATGATATAGGTGCAATTGTAGAAACTAATAACCCAGATTTTGCTGTTAAGAATGTTACTGAAGATTTAAAATTATATGCAGAAGAAAATCCAATACCTGTTGATATTGATACTAAACCACCAAAGACAAGTCCAACCGTTTTAAAAACAGTTGGTAAAACTCTAGCTAAAGTTGGAGCTCCTTTACCTACTGCCTTAATTGATTCTTACTTTGTAGGTCAACAAGTAAAAGATGGAAAATCTACAGCAGAGATTGCTCAAGATCCAATGAACTGGATAGGTCTTGCTGCAATGGAGCCTTTATCAAAAGTATCAGGGATAGCTGAATCTGGTAAGCTAAACAGTGCCTTGAGATTAGGATTGAATCCTGCTACAATTAGGGGTATAAGCAGGTTTGCAGGTTTACCGGGACTTGCAGTGAGTACAGCTATGACTGCATATGACCAGTATAAGAAATATCAAAATGAAGAGGGATTCATATATAACCTGTTCAATAAAGAGGGAAAATAATAAATGGCCACGATAGATAAACCGCTTCCAAACGTTTCAGAAACCGTTATTGAAGTTCCAAAACAAGAAGAATTAGTAGAGGCAAGAGAAGAGATTATTGAAAAGAAAAATCAACAAGGTAATGTAGAAGTTACTATGGATGAAGAGGGTGGTGCAGAGATTGCATTTGACCCTAGAGCTATTACTGAAGAAGGTGGCCAAGATCATTTTGAAAACCTAGCAGACTTTTTAGGAGATGATGTTTTAGAACCATTAGGTGCTAAAATGGTAGATCACTATAACGAATACAAAGAATCACGTGGTGATTGGGAAGACACTTACAAAAACGGTTTAGATCTTTTAGGATTTAAATACGAAAGAAGAACAGAACCTTTCAGAGGTGCATCCGGTGTTAATCACCCTGTACTTGCTGAAGCGGTTACGCAATTTCAAGCGCAAGCTTACAAAGAATTATTACCAGCTGATGGTCCGGTTAGAACTCAAATTTTAGGAGCAGTTGATACTGCTAAAGAAGAACAGTCTAAACGTGTTAAAGATTTTATGAACTATCAGATTATGGATCAAATGAAAGAATACGAACCAGAGTTTGATCAAATGCTTTTTTACCTCCCTCTATCCGGTTCTACTTTTAAGAAAGTTTACTATGACGATCTTTTAGGTAGAGCCGTTTCAAAGTTTGTACCTGCGGATGATTTAATTGTTCCGTACTCTGCAAATAGTTTAGAAGATGCAGAGGCAGTAATTCACGTAATAAAAATTTCTGAAAACGATTTAAGAAAACAACAAGTAGCAGGATTTTATAGAGATGTAGAATTAGGAGCACCACCTGTTGTAGAAAATGAATTACAAGATAAAAAATTAGAACTTGAAGGAATTGCTAAAGATGGTCAAGAAGATCAATATACTTTGTATGAAGTTCACACTAATTTAGATTTAGAAGGTTATGAAGATATGGGAGAAGATGGTGAGCCTACAGGAATTAAACTTCCTTATGTTATAACTGTATCTCAAGCAGGAAATAAAGTTTTATCTATTAGAAGAAATTATGCTGCAGAAGATCCATTAAGAAAAAAAGTAAATTACTTTGTACAATTTAAATTTTTACCTGGAACTGGTTTTTATGGTTTTGGTTTAATCCATATGATTGGTGGTTTAACTAGAACTGCAACAGCAGCATTAAGACAACTTCTTGATGCAGGAACTTTAGCAAACTTACCAGCAGGATTTAAGTCTCGTGGTATTAGAGTTAGAGATGATGCACAACCATTACAACCTGGTGAGTTTAGAGATGTAGATGCTCCTGGTGGAAACATCAAAGATCAGTTTATGACTCTACCTTTCAAAGGACCAGACCAAACTCTTTTACAATTAATGGGAATCGTAGTTAACGCAGGTCAAAGATTTGCAGCAATTGCTGATATGCAAGTTGGAGATATGAATCAACAAGCTGCAGTTGGAACTACAGTTGCATTATTAGAACGTGGCTCACGTGTGATGTCCGCAATCCACAAAAGATTATATGTTGGTCTTAAACAAGAATTCAAATTATTAGCAGAAGTATTTAAAACATACTTACCACCGGTGTATCCATATGATGTACCAGGTGCAAGACGTGAAATTAAAGTACAAGATTTTGATGACAGAATAGATATATTACCTGTAGCAGATCCAAACATCTTCTCACAGACGCAAAGAATCTCACTGGCACAAAGTCAATTACAACTGGCGCAATCAAATCCTCGTATGCATAATTTATACCAAGCGTATAGATCTATGTATGATGCGCTGGGTGTGAAAAATGTAAATGCAATCTTGCCGCCGCCTGCTCCACCACAACCGATGGATCCTGCGTTAGAAAATATTATGGCAACGAGTGGAAAACCGTTTCAAGCGTTTCCAGGACAAGACCACAAAGCACATATTGATGCTCATTTAGCTTTTATGTCTATTTCTATGGTACAAAATAATCCTGCAGCTATGATGGCATTACAAAAAAACATACTTGAACATATTTCTTATATGGCACAAGAACAAATTCAGTTAGAATTTGTACAAGAAATGCAAGAATTACAAATGATACAACAACAATTACAACCAATGATGCAGAACCCACAAATGCAACAACAAATGATGCAAAATCCACAAGCAATTCAAATGCAACAAAGGATTCAACAGATAACTTCACAGATTGAATCTAGAAAAGCGAAGTTAATTGCTGAAATGATGGTAGATTACGCTAAAGAAGAAGACAAAATTAGTTCTGAAGTAGGTGGTGATCCATTATTAAAACTAAAAGCACGTGAATTAGACATAAAAGCTAAAAACGATCAAGAACAAGCGGCGATTAGAGAGGCAAGATTGGATTTAGACACTATGAGAGCAATGATGAACGACCAACAACACGATGAAAAGCTAGAACAAAACGAAGAACTAGCTGGACTACGTGCAGGAGTCTCTTTGGCTAAACAAACAATGGCTGATCAAAGCAAGATTCACGATTTCGGTAGAAATTTTAATAAAAAATAGATATAATCTACAACTTAAGGAGTTAACTATGGTTAAAAACAGAAAAAATGGTAGAGACAACGTAAAAGTTGTACCTGAACTTGGTGCTAACGCAAAAGGCGAGCAACAAGGTGGGATTCCAGTTGAAATGACTGATCCATTTACATCACAAACAGTAGATGTAAGAGGTACGAAGCGTATGCGACCAGATAAAAAACCTGTAAAAGCAACTTGGTACTAGTATGTGGTTATCAGCAATTAAATTAGCTGTCTCTGCTGGTAGTAAAATTTATGCTAACAAGCAGAAGGCAAAAGTCGCGATGTCTGATGCTCAACTGTTGCACGCAGAACGACAAGCACGAGGTGAGGAAGCTTACCAAGGCAAGTTGTTAGAGGCACGTCAAAATGATTACAAGGATGAGTTCGTTCTCGTAATTTTGTCGGCGCCAATAATTGTGCTCGCGTGGGGAGTCTTCTCGGAGGATCCTGGCGCTCTCGATAAAGTGAAAACTTTCTTCGAACATTTCGCGGCACTCCCGACTTGGTTCAGTACCCTTTGGATTTTAGTCGTCGGATCAATTTTTGGAATTAAGGGTACACAGATCTTTAAAAACGGAGGAAAAAAATAATGCCAAATAGAAGATTTAACACACAAGTCGCTAATCCAATGAAGGCTGGCGGCAGAGTAAAAAAAGCAATGGGCGGAATGTCTAACGCAAGAAAAGATATGATGTCTGGTTACTACAAAGACGATATGGGTATGAAGGGTGGTGCTATGTATAAAAAAGGTGGTTCTGTTAAAAAGAAAAAACAGGGTTACAAAGATAGAAAAGATGAATCTATCGCAATGAGAATAAAAAAGAAAAGAACTAAAAAACAATTAAAAGATTCAAGAGATGAGTCTTATGGTAAGTTTGGTTCTAAAGCTAAAAAGTCTGGCAAAATAAACAAGTAGTTTATGGCTCGACAAAAGTTCATACAGAAGGCAATTAAAAAGCCGGGAGCTTTACGTAAGTCTTTAGGAATAAAGAAAGGCGAAAAGATTCCAGCTTCTAAATTAAAAGCCGCTGCGAAGAAAAAAGGCAAACTAGGACAACGTGCTAGATTTGCTATGACTTTAAATAAATTAAGGAAAAAAGCATAATGAAAAAAATAGATGCAAAGAAGCAACCTGGTCTTGCTAAATTAAAAAAGAAAGCACCTCAAGTAGTCGCTAAAATGGGCTATATGAAAAAAGGTGGCAGAGTTAAAAAAAGGAAGAAGTAATGGCTAAACTATGTCCTGCAGGTAAAGCTGCCGCGAAAAAAAAGTTTGATGTTTATCCTAGTGCGTATGCAAATATTTGGGCATCCAAATATTGCAAAGGCAAAGTAGGTAGAACTAAAAAAGCTGATGGCGGTTTTATTGCAAGAGGATGTGGTAAGGTTATGTCTAATAGACGTAAAAAAACAAAAATGGTTTAATGAGTGGATTAAAAAAATGGTTGGACGAGAAATGGGTGGACATTGGAGCTCCGAAGAAGAACGGCAAGTATCAACCGTGCGGGAGATCGAAGGGAAGCAAAAGGAAATATCCAAAATGCGTTCCACTTGCAAAAGCCACACGAATGACAAGTGGGCAAAAGGCGAGTGCTGTCAGACGAAAAAGAGCAGTAAGTAACAAAGGACCTAAACCAACTAACGTTAAAACATTTGCTAAAGATGGTGGTATGATAGGGCAAGCACAAAGAACTTATAGAGGTAGCTACATAGACGGTAGTTTAGGTGGAGTACAAGTTTCAAATCCAAGCTTAAAAAAATATTATAAAGGAATGTTGTAATGCGAAAACAAGACAATATGCCTGCAAGAAACAAAAAGAACTTTAGACCTACAAAGTCTGGAGCAGGTATGACACGAGCCGGTGTCGCTGCCTACAGAAGAAAAAATCCCGGTTCTAAATTAAAAACAGC